ATGCACCACCTCCTAGTCGTAATCCTGTTTATGATTTACGAGAAGAAGGACAGGATTTTTATCCATTAAATCCTCCTGTAACGCCTGTTGTAGATGATCCTTGTCCAGAAGGATACCAATTAATAGATGGGGTGTGTCAACCAATAGAACAATTTAATCCAGAGATTAATTACGCAGATCAAAATGATGATGGTAAATCTTTTTTAGAGGAGAGAGCAGAAGAAAGACCATATTTTGATATTGAAGGTATGGCAGAATTATCTGATGATGAATTAATTAATTATTTAAAACAAGGTTATTTAACAAATAGTGCTTTATGGTATTTGCCAAGCAAAGGAAGTTTAGTATCAGTCAAAGGTACACCGCCTTCACAATTAGGTTTTGCATTAGGTTTATTAGGATTGAACGATAGTGCAATGCGTGAGCAAGCAATGAATAACGAATTAAGAAAAAGAGGATTATTTTCTGGTCAGTTTACTGATAGCGGTGATCCTTTATATGATCTAAATCAAACACCAATAGAAAATCCTTTATTTGTTACACCTGCTACGACAAACGAAGCTAATGTACCTTATGGTGGTAATACACCTGTCGGTGATGCAGGCGGTAGCTACGGAGGAGGAGAAGATTTTGGTGGTGGTAATTATCAAGGCAATGTTGTGATGAACAACCAACAGATACAACAAGAAACAGATCGTATTAATCAAGTTGTTAAAGACATTGAGTCTGGCAGACGCACAGTCTTTGGAGGATTATAAGTGACACCAGAACAAGAAAAACAACGATCAGAATTAGCAAAAAATGTTTTAGAAAATCCAGTTTTTGTTGATGCCTGCAAACAAATACAAAATGATTTATATGGTGAGTTTGTAAACTCACCTGCACGAGATTCCGAAGGTAGAGAAAAAATATATCTTATGAATAAGATGTTAAATGTACTCTTAGGGAATATTAAGTCCGTTATGGAAACGGATAAATTAAATAAACAATAAAAATTTAAGGAGTTTTTATGGCAGACAATCCAGAAATGGAATCTGTATCGAAACCAACCAATTCTATACAGGAAACACAACAGGCTTTCGCCAACCTTATTAATACTGCAAGGAGCGAAGAGCCAAAACCAGAAGTAAAAGAAGCAACTCAAGACAACCTAGAAATAGATAATGAATTGACTGCGGAAGATATTTCTGATGACGAATTAGTAATCAACGAAGAAACCAACGATCAAAAGAACGAGGAACTTTTTGATGTCAAAATAAATGGACAAGTGCAAAAAGTCAGTCTTGAGGACTTGATGTCTGGTTACTCTAAAGGAGAAAACTATACCAAAAAGTCAATGGAACTTAGTGAAAAACGAAGATCATTAGATACGGAGTATGACACAGTTTCCAAAGACAAAGAAGCAGTAAAAAAAATGCGAGAAGAATACGCAGAAAAACTTAAAATCGTAGAAAGAAATCTACAAACAGATGATGACATTGATTGGGTACAACTTGCTCAAGATGATCCTTCTGATTATGCAGTTAAAAAAGCCGAATATGATCGGAAAAAAGAATTGCAAAATCAAGTGGCTATCGAAAGACAGAAACTAAATGAAGAGAAAAAGAAAGAGCAAGAACAAGTCTATAATAATTTTATTCAACAAGAACAAGTAAAGCTTGTTGAGAAAATTCCTGCATTCGGTGATGAAAAAAAAGCACCTGTAATAATGGAAGAGTTAAGAAGATTTGCGAATAGTCAAGGTTATACAGATCAAGAAATAAACATGATTGTCGATCACCGAGCGGTGATTACATTGTATAATGCTTATCGGTATAACAAAGCACTAGAGCGTAAAGGACTTGTTGACAAAAAAGTTAAACCATCAAATCGAGTGTTATCGTCAGATGCGAAGAATAGTATTTCTACAGACGATAAGAAGTTGCGTGTTGATAGTCGTATGAAAAAATTACAAAAATCAGGTAGTGTGAAAGACGCACAGAAGGTGTTGTCTGCCATGTTATCTAATAATTAATCGGAGATTAAAATATGGCACAGCCAAGTGGAACTTTTGATACTTACGATGCAATTGGTATAAAAGAAGATCTAGCGGATGTAATCTATAACATAAGTCCAACAGAAACACCTTTTATGACAAATGCCGCAAAAGGTACAGCAACAAACACTCTTCACGAGTGGCAAACAGATGGGTTAAGAGCGGCGGCTAATAACCATCAAATTGAAGGAGACGATTACGCAGGAACAACTCAAATTCCAACAGATCGTTTAAACAACAGAACACAAATTTCAGCAGAAGCAGTTATCATATCTGGTACAGATAGATCAGTTGACAATGCAGGAAGAGGTGATGAACTGGCATATGCTCTCGCTAAAATTGGAAAAAGCATTAAGAGAGATATGGAAGTAGGAATGGTAGGAGTCGAGCAGGCTAAAGTAACAGGCTCTTCTTCTGCGGCTAGAAAATCAGCATCCGTTGGAACATGGTATGGCGGTAAAATCGCAGGCACAGGATCTGGCGGTACTGACGCATTGAACTTTTCTACAAACGGATCACCTTCGGCAAGTCCTGTAGGAACAGGTGCTACTGCAATTGCAGGTGGTACAAATCGTGCTTATACAGAAACTTTGCTTAAAAATGGTTTGAAAAAAGCATACGAACTAGGTGGAACACCAGATACAGTTCTTATGTCACCATCAAATAAAGTATTAGCTTCTGCTTTTTCTGGCGTAGCAACACAATACAAAAACGCAGATGATATGACTGTCATAGGTGCTGTTGATGTGTATGTAAGTGATTTCGGAGAAGTCAGTTTTATTCCAGACAGACACGCTATGGACACTAGAGTGGACATTTTACAAATGGATACTTGGGAAGTTGCATTCCTAAGACCTTTTGAAACGCAAGAACTAGCGAAAACAGGTGATAGTGATAAAAGATTACTATTGAGTGAATGGACTCTAGTTTGTCGTTCACCAAATGCCAACTATGGTATTTTCAACTTAAACAGCTAACATTAATTTATATGGAGGGGGTTTTCCCCCTCCTTAACTAATAAACAGAGGAACAAAAATGTCAGAAGTTTTTAAAGAAGGTGTTAAAAAATATTCTATGCCAAAAACTTTAAAGATGCACAACAGAAGTCAAAACAATATGGATATTTCACGAGGTGGTGGAAAGAAACAAAGTAAGACAACTTCTGGTGGTGATCGTAAAATGAAGATTGGCTATAGACCAGATGGAGATCAAGGTTTAGCGATGCAAGACTCCGTAGATAAAATGATTGCAAAAGCAATCAAGAATGTATGACCAAAAAAATTAATTTTACAGGGAATGAATTTTCTCCTGTCAAAACAAGAATGCACATTGACTCTAGCGAAGGCAAGTATCATGTGGAGAATACACAAGATGTATCACGCATTCTTGAACGTAATAAGATTGAGCGAAATGCAGGACTATATAAAGTTAACGGAATGCAAGATGCAAAGATGTATAAGATTGCATCACTTCCATTAATTACAGTTCAACAATTAGCAAAAAAAGGGATTATGACAATGAGCGGTCAGTTAAGAGATCGTAAAAAATTTTTTCAATGGTTAAATGATCCAGAAAATGAAAAATTTAAAATTTATCCAAAGAAAGTTTAAATGGCACTAGATACCTACAATGAATTAAAACTAGAGATAGCAAGTTTTTTAAATCGTGATGATTTAACAAGTCAACTTGATACCTTTATTGATTTAGCGGAAACACGCCACGCCAGAGATTTGCGTATTCGTGAAATGGAAGCTGTTGATACATCAATAACAACTGTTGCAGGTACACAGGAATATAATTTGCCAGATGGATATTTAGAATTGCGATATGTAATGTTACAAACATCACCATACACAACGCTACAATATATGTCTCCGACAGATTTCTTTCGTATATATAATGCAGGTGCAGGAAATGGGTTGCCTGTGTATTATACAATTATAGGTAAAAAAATTTATTTAGGTCATGTTCCAGATGATGCTAATGTTTTAGAATTAGGATTTTTTAAAAGAGCAACAGCTCTATCAACAACAAATACAACAAACGATATATTAACAAATTTTCCAGATTTATATTTATATGGTGCTTTAGCAGAAACGTCTCCGTTCTTAATGCAAGATGAACGATTAGCAGTATGGTCATCATTATATAAAGAAGGAGTTAGAACAGCAAACGAGTCAGCACAAAGAGGTCGAGTATCTTCTGCTCCTTTGCAAATGTCAGCTAGAAGAGTTGTATGATCGAGTTTGGACAACTGTTAGCAGATTTGCCTACACTAAAAAATGGTGGTGCAACAAAAGTTGATAATGTTATACCTTTAGCAAAAGGATACAAAAGCATTCCTAGTTTTACTGCATTGAGTGGAACAGGATTAACGAATACACCTTGTGGTTTATTTACAAGCTTGTCAGCAGGTGGAACAACAAACTATGCAGGCGATAGTGGTAAGTTGTATCAAATGGACAGTAGTTTTGTCTTTCAAGATAAATCTAAGCCATCTGGTTACAACGGATCAACAACAGCAGGTAGTAGAGACTTTTGGAGTATAACGCAATTTGGAGCAAACATTATTGCAACAAATGGTGCAGATAATATTCAAAAATTTGAAGAAGGTGTTGATACAGCATTTTCAGATCTTGTAAGTATAAAAGCAAAATACCTTGCTATTATAAGAGACTTTGTTTTTGCAGGTTATACAACAGAGTCTAGCACAGTTTACAACCAACGAGTTAAGTGGTCTGGATTAAATGACAGTTCAACTTGGACACCTAGTCAAACAACACAATCTGGATTTCAAGATATAGTTGGAAGTCATGGATCAATTCAATCAATTGTAGGTGGTGAGAGTTTTGGTATTATCTTTTTAGAAAGAGCAATTTATAGAGCCGATTATATTGGTACTCCATTAATATTTTCGTTCTCAAAGATAGCAGATTCAGTTGGTGCTTTTAGTCCACGATCAGTTGCATCTTTTGGTAACATGATATTCTTTCTTGCACAGGATGGTTTTTATAAACTAGAAGGCGGACAGAAGCTAACACCAATAGGTAATGGTAAAATAGATGAGTTTTTCTTTCGTGATATTACAAGTAACTTTGAAGGTGTAACTTGTTCAATAGATCCAAACAATAGTATTGTTGTCTGGTCTTATCGAGGTGATGGTGCAACAGGTACAGGTTTTGTTAATAATAAATTATTAATTTATAATTTTGCTACCGATAAATGGTCAACAGGTAGTGGACAGGATTTAACTTTTATTGCAAGTGCATCACAAGAAGCTTTTAATACATTAGAGAGTTTAGATGTTTTAGGATCATTAGATGGCTTGCCTAGATCATTGGATAGTTTCTTTTATGATGAAGGAGTTATTGGTCTTGCAGGTTTTAATGCCGACAAAAAATTTGGAAAATTCTTAGGTGCATCATT